AAATTTTTATATTTTATAAACTTTTGCGATTTTTATGGTTTTTATATTTTATGACACACTGTACAAAAACAAGACGATAAAGTTATGTAAAAGTTAGTTGAAAGTTTTTATATATATTTTTGTAGTTTTTATAATGCACAATGATTAGCTATTTAGTAACCGGCTTGCAGATATTAAATGGCTAAAAATTAATTGGTTAGTAAAATGTAACGTTATAGTTCTTTTAAAATGGCACAATGGCGGGAACAACTGTTGCTGCAGAGTAGAGTTCACGAAGAACCGGTCCGTGCGCGGACTCCAGCAAAGCCGTTTCAAATCGCTTAATTGCTTCTTCGGACGTTTCCAACGGACAGGCAAGAAACTCGACTTCCTTAATAGCGTTAGATCGGACTTCACGACCGTTCCATGCTTTGAAGAAGTCTCGGTAGGCTTCAATAGCCCATTCGTTGGTATACACAGTGGGATCAACGTCCTCATTAACCTGAGAGCGCAGGTATGTTTTAATCTCACTGGGCAGTTGACCGTGGTCGACACGCCACAAAACATCGCGAGCGTTTCTTGGGAGCTCGTTTCGTGGATGACCAAAATTTGAGTCGGTCTCATATTTGCCATAAAGGCCTTGTCGGCATAGGGCGTCCACTAGGCGGGTGCGAAGATCTTGGAAGTATTCATCACCCCAAAGGGCTGCTTCACACAGCGCGGCCACGCAGTTGTCAAAGGTAGCTTTACCTAGCGGGTTACCAGTAGCGACAAAATTTGGCATGTTCTCAATGCTTTCTTTTGCAAGAGCCATGCGGATGAGTCCCGTAGACTTAAAAAGGACGAAATGACGCTTCAGAAATGTCACCTCACCAAGATGTCGGGACAAAGGAATATCATCGTGACTTTCAATCTTAGTCTCGAGAGTATAGTCGTATCCTAAATCGGGCATAGTCTCAATCAGGGTCTTCTGGTTAAACCAGGGAAGGATGGAACTGGACACGCTCATAACAACATCATCACCGTAGTAGACCGGGCGGATAAGCTTGTCATAATGGTAATTGGTTGCGAGCGTGGGGTTATGAATACGAGCTAATTTCAAGTAGCAGTACCGATGAGCTGTGTCGTTTAAGCCGTTGTTAAAGTTTGTGGTTCCGAAACACCCACTGGGGATGCTAGATTCGGATTGCCACAAAACATTGTGGGCTCTATGTGTGACGGACGACACGCTCTTCAAGGCATATTTCTGAAGCTCCTTAAGTCGCGGTGAATTAAGAGGATAGAACTGCTCTACGATTTCGTTGCAGAGCATATCGACAGTGCGATGTGGGTGCGACCCATCAAAATTTCGGAAATCCCCAGCGATGATGTTCTTAAGGCCTTGAACAGTAAGAGTCGAGACTAGCTTAGAGACGTGATTGTGGCTATAGACGTTCATGCCAATCGCTGAACCAGATGTTATTGGGCGAGACTCCATCATCTCCAAAGCTCCTCCGATGAGTCGCTTAAGGAAAATCTGAGTTCGAACGTCAGCGAAGACAGAAAAGATGCGAGTTTTCACAGCCTCGACTTTCTCGAGAGGTCGCGTCTCAGCTTTAGGCATATCAATAACAAGACTCGGGTGTAATATTCCATTGTCAAAGTCTTCCAGGACTTCCGCTTCATACGCAGCATACTCAGCAACAAACTTCTCATCTATTGTACTCACATCGATTGGAGAATGATCAGCTGCGGCATCAAGCCACTCAGCCAAGCAATCCCGTGAGCAATTTTTAATTTCCATCCAATCTTTGTTTGTTTTGATTGGTATGTGATAATTTTGCTGAAGTAGTTGCTTAAACGCACAACCTGGAGATGCATCGGTGTTCAAACCTGTGCGGGAATGGTCACCCTCGCGTCCATATATTGTTTCATGGATAGACTTGATGCGAGAGCGATCAACATCGAAACAGGCTATTCTCATTCGGTTAACAGCACCCTTCACAGCAAGAGCAGCTAACTCAGGGTCATGTGGGGCCATCTTTCTCTTTCCTTTAGTAATCCCAATCTTGATGGGATCACGAACAACATTGTCAACAGTCACCGGATTGGTGACGGCAAGTCCTCGCGTAGGCGAGTTAAACATTCCATGGATTAGGCTGGGTAGCTTGGTGGGGCCGACTTGTACAGGGGAGCATGGATCGACGCCGATGAACCTAAAGCTTTGTTCAGGCTTCTCATTAACATAGCGCTGGGTACCTTCTGAGCGAAGATGGCCAGCTTCCTCAACGAAGTATTGTCGAGAGCCAGGGGCTTTAGAAACTGCGCGGATAAGCTCGTCATAGTCAGTAAGAGCTACCACACCAGCATTAGTATCAGCAGTTGCACCAGAGTATAAACCGACAATACTAGCTCGAGTGTTATCAACAGCGATAACAACGGATCCAGAGTCGCCAGGACTACCAGCGTTGATAGTGACAACATGAGACGTTGTGCCGGCCGGAGTCTGATACATAGTGCCAGTAATGACAGGATCATGGGCACTTAGCATAAAGTGAAGCTTCCCATCTATGAGGCGGATCGTGAAACGATACAGGATTGAGTCAGTGATGTCAGGCCAGGCTTTTACAATGGATCGGAACCCAGCAAAAGCGGCACCGAATCTACCTGCGCCGAAGTTGAGGAAGCACAGGTCACGATGATCACCAGGACCGTCCGTAGACGAATAAGTGACAACGTAGTCATCCTTAGTTATGGGGATTCCGCTCTGGTTGAACTTGAATCTGAGATATCCGGGTTGGGTTGATTTTTCGAAGAACCGGGCTATTGCATCTGCCACATGACGGCAGGTTATGGCGACACGATCAGAGATAAATGTAAGAACTCCAAGGCTACGTGTCGAATCAGGTCCAGTAAAGCAGGCAGTTTGGTTCGACACCCGAGTGATATAGTCAGCAGCAATCTTGTGCGGGAGGTATTTCTCCTTCGGGCGCTGTCGATGCTCGTCAGGTGGAGCAATATCTTCACTCGTGAGGATGTCAAGAAGGTCGCGCTTCTTAGGCTCTTCCTCTCCTTCATCGGCGTGTAGCTTCATAACAGCCCCATGGTGGGACCGACGCTGGAGGGACGAAGGAGGAAGACTGTTGCACGGGATCGGGGTTTCTACAAAATCCGTAGCTGGTTCAGGAGTTATAGCTGATGACACGTAGCGCCAAAGAGCTTTCATTCCTTTGAGGGCTAAAAAGATTCCAAGTATGAGACCACCGATCTTAGCAAGTTTGGCCGTCCAATGACCAGACGTAACAGCACGATAACCTTGGTAAGACGTTCGACGGAGCCAAAATAAGGCATCGGAAGCCAGATCGAAGCAGCCCATAGGGCCACCAGTGAGCTTCTTAGCACTAGTTCTGGGGTTACTCTCTAATCTATCGAGAGGAATAGGAGATGATAAGTTCCAGCCAACGTTGGTGTCGTTGGATTTGAGGAGAGTGACTATTTCATCTTCATCGGGAGATGTTTCCATGGTCTGAAAGTTATTAGAGGGGTGGGGATACAAGAAGCGAATACTATTGGCGGTTGTTTCAACACCCGTCCAAGACATGATGGCAAGAAGATCACGTGCAGTGTAGCAATAAGCGTGGTGATACTTCGAGCAAGCTCTATTGGAGCAAATGGTAGAGTGTGGACAGATTTCGCGATCACCGACTTTAGGGAGTTTAGCTTTGGAAGTGAGAGAGCTGAGGAGCTCAAGCTGCTTCGATGTAAGAGTCGGCGCGGATGCAAAGTTCTTCCGCCAGGTGTCAGAGTAGTTTTCCCCAGGATTGGGGACAACAGCACCAGTAAGAAAGCTGAAAACGCCAGCAGGAAGAACACCAGGTATCCACGTGTCAGCGCTAGCTTTGTACACACGGTCTACGTGCTCGATGTCAGGAATCGGGATCACAGGTTGTGACGTTATCTTGGAAACAGGGAACTGATATATCTTACCAGGTATTTCCTTGCCGGACCCAGTGAGATCCAGTATCGTACGTCCTCGCACACACGTCATAACGTCTTCGTTGTAATTGCGTGCGCGGATGATAGGGAGGAGGACGGTGTCGTGGACATACCGGGGAGTACGGGCGATCGGATCAAGGGTGTCGATGTAAATATCCCAAGAACCCTTACGCCTGTCGAGAGAAATTATAAACTTGTTCTTTAAGCTAGCAGCTCTATCAACCTCGCTCTGAGCAAGGTGGAAATCAACTTTCTTGACAGTGCCATCCTCTTCATGACCAGCGTAATTGCCGAGTAGAGATAAGAGAATGGACATGCGATCAGCCAAATCTTTGACTACAGCAAGCTTCTGTTCCTTACGCACAATGTCAGCGTTAAGTTCGTACAGTTGGGCCTTAATACCAGAGAAGCGTTCGATGGTAGGACGCTCGTCGGCAGTGAACTCTCTACCCATAAAAGACCGCCAAAAGTCAGTAATTAGGGGAGCAGTTCTAGCGCTGAGTGGTATTTGCGCAGCGTCGGAAGACTTTAGTTTAGCAGGGAGTTTGTCACCACTAAGTATCTCTTTAGTTGATTCAAGGAGTTTCTTCTTAGTGACTTTGGCTACTTCAATCTTTTCAGTTAAAGTCGTAAGATCTGTCATCTGAACGGAAAGAGCGCGATCGATGCATTTCGAGGTGTCGCGATTCCAATTGGTAGTATCAACGCCGAGACTAGTTAGCTCTACTATTCGATCCTTGATGTTCTCGTAAAGTGATCGAGGAGTCACGTCAACAGTGTTGACGCGAGCTAAGAGAGCATCAAGTGAGACGGATTCGTGAACGCTCACTGGAACCTCACAAACTTCCTCGCCAACTATGGGAGTAGCCAGAGGTATATCATCACCGGACATATCAAGAACCGTAGTTCGTTGATATCGTCCAAGACGATCACAGGGAACGCGGGTTCTTTTCTCGAACGACTCTTTGTTTTCGCATATCTTGAAGTAGATCTTAATGAACTCGTCGAAATTGAAGCGACGGCCAGGGATTTGAATCCTTCCGATGTGGATCGTCTTCAAAGGCTCACCAGCACGGGAACCATGGAAGGTGAAATCGAATGCACCCATAGGTGTTGAAAGCTGGGCGATAGCCTGCTCGTCTCTGACAAACTGCTTCTTATCCGAGGATGTAAAGATTTTATAAGCATCCTTCAACTCAACTTTAACAAAGGCATGGATTCGATTATGGATCGCTGCCTCTTCTCGAACACCACCACGATTGACTTGGGCGTCAATACGGGTTTGGTTTGTTGTTGCAATGAGATATTTAGAAGAAAATGGTCTTCCTTTGTCACCAATAGCTGCTTGGTTCGTAATCGCAGTAAAGGGTGAGACAGCGTGTATAAGATCACCAAAGAAGACATCGGGAGTAGTCTCGTCCGCATGGTATTGGCAGATGTCATCGTAGACAAGTATCATCTGACCAGCGTAGCCGGTCATGAACTTGTTATCTCCAGCCATAGGGCGTCCGTAGACTTCATCAGTTCTAAACTGAGCAATTTCAGTGTCGGTTGTCTTTCCTTCTCGAATAGCAATGGCCCCAGCGATCTCAGAGAGTAGTGCAGTCTTACCTACACCGGACTCTCCAGATAAAACAAGACATGTCGGAACACGATCTTGCTGTTCAGGAGCAGATTGTATCATTGTAGCAATATTAGCTTCGAGACGGGATATTTCATTGAAAGACTGATCTAGTACCCGCTGAATAGCAGAAACACCGGCGCCTCCATCGTTGTACAGGCGGATGGCTCGCATAAGGTCGTTCCTAAGCCCACGGCCCTCACGGACCAAACGTGAGACTTCTGCGTGATAGGTCTTAACCATCGTGGGCGTGAGCTTATTTAGGGCAGTTAAACTGCGCTCTTTGCCAGCAAAAGTTTCGATAAGGGGCTTGTCTGTTTCGACAACAGATAGTTTTGAGATGAGCCATTTCTTGTCAGACTCAAGGCAGAACCCTACTTCCGAGACCCAATTCTCGATCTTCTTAGTAACCATTGGTACATCGAGTAGTGTATCAGCGCCCGTGAGTTTGATAAACAGGCGTCTGAACAAAGCAAATGTGTGCTTTAGAACTGTGGAAATAACGCCAGCAATAGTACCGACGAGTGCAACTCGAATAGCTGACTTAGTAAGGGTGGTCATAGCTTTTAAAAATGAGTCAAGGAAAGAATAGTCCTCAATACCTAGCTTACCGAAAATCCAGGAAACAACGCCATGGAACATAGCGGTGATAGAATCTAGATAATCTAAAGCCTTTTGTTTGAAAGAAGGCATCTGAACGTATTCTACGTCCTCAGGAGTAGTCTCGTTTTCAGGAGACTTGAATATTCCTAAACTCTCGAAAAAGCCGTGTTCAGTGGTTGGCACTGTAACAGGAACATCCTTACCAAGGATCGAAAAGCCTGATCGGGATAGGATGGACCAGGTCAACGCAGCAGTAGCAGCAAGATAGGGGCTTAACCCACCAGACGTCCACTTTGGGAGTTGCATAAGTAGTACTATAGCCGAGTGGGTAACCCACTTATCAGGAGAGGCTATGGAATGAGCAACACATTGCATGAGTGGCATGACGACATTCTCGGGATCGTAAACAAACTCCTTGACAGCCTCTCTCGTAGGAATGAAGCTATCAACTTTCTCAATGAGTGCTGAGGCTTTCTCAGCAAC